CTCCTGAGATTGACGAGAGTAAAATAATTATTGGACCAGACATATACTGGGACTTTGATAAAGCAGAGATATTAGATTTAAGCGACCTGGAGGGGGTGGTTCGCGTGAAGGACGGAGATGTTAGAACGAGATTTTAAGAAGAACTTTCAAAGACGACTGAAGAGGGCGATTAAGCCAACCGCGATTTTGCAGTATAAGCAGGACGCGACTACGGTCGCTGGGTTCCCAGACACCATAATCCTCGGTCCAGAGGCGGTGGTGGTCTTTATCGAGTATAAGAAGAGCAAGACTGCCAAGTTCCGCCCAGGGCAGAAGGAGTGGGGCGAGAAGCTACTCGCTGCTAACTTCTTCTATTACTGTGTGTACCCTGAAAATGCAGACGAGGTGCTCAAAGAACTGGTGGAGATAATGAAATGAAATATATCCTGAGGTGTACCTGTGGTGGAGTGAAGAGCAAGATGGAGGCGGCGATGAAGGTGATGCTACCGAATGAGCCGATCCCTCAAGAGGTTAAGGGGAGCGAGGCTCTCGCTAATCTGGCTTCGCAGTACCCCAGCTCTGCTTTTGGCAATCACTTACTGACCTTATCTAAGAAGCACGGACGCTATTGCCAGTTCGTGGAGGTTACCGACAAGGGGGCGATTATCGACGCACGCGATTTGATGACAGGGAGGAAGCTGGTATGATAACTGCTGTATCCTGCCAGTGTGGCAGCAGCGACACGCTGATTAGGGGGAAGATAGCGAAGTTCAACGGTGATGCGGCGATGTCGATCGATATCGTTAAGGGGAGGGAGAAGTCTATCAGTAGGCTCAACTCCCTGCCGCAGTTTCCTGAGATTAATGAGATTAAGAGGCAGATAGAGGCTCACTCGAAGTGGGCTATTGTTATTGGGTACGATAACGAAAGGATGCGATGGGTGGATTTGGCTAATGGCAAATACATTAAAAACGATGTAGATGCCGAGCTTTTGGTTAAGCACTTTGCAAATTAAAACTTTCTATTATACTATGTAATTAGCATTAAGGAGGGAAACCACATGCAACCAACTTTACCTAACGGTTTCATTACCGTTGAAGACGCCGCGGCGCTGATCCACTCGGATACACGCGCTGAGGCCAAAGTAGATACTAAGTGGCTTGTTAGTCACATTGACTGGATCGAGGAGGCTCACAACTTCCGCATTCCTCTCATGAAGACGACTGCCGATAAGAAGGTCGTTCAAATCGGCTCTAAGTATGTCACGATTACTACTTCTTATGAGAAGGAATTTCTCAAGAAGGTAATTCGCGATCACTACCGCGATATGGTCGGCCACGAGTACAATGCGCCAGCTGTTAAGGCTGTGTCGTCTGTCGCTGATGACGAGCAGGGTGGCGGCAATGTTCGCCCACGCAAGTCAAAGCCGATTGCTAAGGAAGGTACTGTCATTGGTACTGGTGAGACGATTACGACTAACGGTGCAGATCTATAATGGAGAACTTCGATTATCTTAAGGGGTTAATCAAGCGTCTTGATGCATCCGCTAAAGATATCAAGAAGGCTGACACCCCGCAGGGAGTTTCGGAGCTTGAGCGCACCGTACACCCTGTCTTGAAGGAACTACAGATGGTCACGCCTCGCGTATGGGATGACTTTGTTAGACTATGCCGCGACCAGCGTAAGAACATCATGAAAGGCGAATAATGGATGGAGAAGTGATTGAGGCTAAGGTTAAGAACCCGTCGATCGAGGATGTGAACAGACATCTCCTCAATAAGCTGGATGACTTAATCGAAGCGACCGATGCCAAGACTAACCCTGAGTTGGTCAAGGTAATTACCGAGAGTGTTGCTAAACTCAACGCTTCTCTTAAGGGGAACGATATTTTCGCGCCGCAGGAGACTGCGGAGGAGAGAAAAGCGCGCGAGGCTCGTGAAGCTATCGCGAAAGCCATGAAAGGAGAGTAATGGGGAAAATCCTTGAGAATGATTATCAGGATACCGATACTCTAACCGAAGAACAGATCCATAAGGCTCTGTCTGGTGATTTTGACGGGTTCAAATATTTCTTCGAGCATTGTCTGTTAATTCAAGACCGCGATACTCGTCAGTTTATCCACCCTATTATGAACAAGGGTCAGGAGCTGATTGCGAGGACTATTCTCGGGTATGTGGATAAAAACTCTCGTGCCACCGTGCACAAGGAGTGTGTTATCCTCGGTCCGCGTCAGTTCGGTAAATCTACTCTGCTCACCGCTATCGCTAACTATATTGAGGCGTATGTGGATGGGATGGAGAACCTAAACGTAGTCCATACGATGCACCAAGCTACTGCAGCGGCTAAGTATTTTAAGCAGAAGATTGCCCCTATTGTCACTAGCGTTCACCCAGCTATCTTCCCTACGATTGAGAGGGACACGCTGGGCACTTCTACTCTCTTGAAATATAAGGATGTGTATGGGATCCGCCGCGGTGGTTATTATGAAATCACCTCGGCTGGTTCTAACTCCGTTCGTTCAGGTACCGTTTCGGTATGGCTCTGCGACGAGCCTTCTGAATACCGTAACCCAGAGGCAGTAGAGGACTCGGTGTCTGGTGCTATCTCCAGCTACGGTTGGAGCTTCACTGCGTATATCGGTACCTTCTCTGACCGCTTGACCGCCTACTTCTTGAACAAGATCCAGACTGCTCTGGACAACCCACATGAGATGCAACTGGTGTTCATCCCGTGGTTCTTAGTCTATGGGCGTGAGGGGGATGGCGACGGTTTAACGGAGGACGATTACACCAACTATGACCGAGAGGTGGTCATCCCAGAGATGGCTAAGTATGGCATTCCACCAAGTGAGTGGCACGACAAAATCGGATGGTATCATAGGCGTGCTCTTCGCACCTCTAAGATGAAGTTCGAGTTCCCGACTTCGATCCAAGATATTTTGAACTTAACTGCTGACCAGATGGTCTTTAATAAAGAGTCCCTTGAGAAGCAGGAGAAGAATATAATCGCTGGCAAGCATTACCGTATCCTGACGGATAATCAAACAGGTAAAGTTGAAGCACAGGAGACGGAGGTTTCGCCGTTTATTATTTATAAGAACCCTCTCTACGGGCACAAGTATCGTATCGTGATTGATCCGATTACTGCTCGGTCTGAGGACTCTGATAACTTCGTTATGCATGTTATTGATATGGGCAATCACGAGCAGGTGGCTACCTTCGCGGATAGAAACCTGCCAGATGAGGACTACGCCGACTGGGCGGTCTCTATTGGCACTATCTATAACAAAGCAGAACTATGCCCAGAGATTAACGTGGCTAATGGCTTTATCGTGGCAGTAAATGCTCGGAAGTATTACCACTGGTATTATGAGGATAAGAAGGCTCGGGCTGAGCGTATTCCAGGCCTCCGCACCTCTGTCGCCTCGAAGGAGAGGATGATTGATGCCTTGGCGTCCCTATTGGACCGCGAGGCTCTGGTTATCCACGACGAGAACACTCTTGATGAGATGAGGACGATGATTAAGAAGGTGAAGAGCCGTTCTGACGGCACTCGCTCTCTAAGGATGGAGGCCAAGAAGGGTCACCACGATGACCGCTGTGCTGCGCTTTGGATCTATGCTGGCAGCCTTAATTCGCGTGAGCTTGAGCGCGGCAAACGCACTGGTTGGGCAATACTTTGAATTAATTTTTTCGGTTAGTAAAAAACCACATGTTATAAAGTAAATAAGTCTAGTTATTACGGTAGACTGAATCCACCCAAGCCCGACGGCACGCAAAACCGTAGAGCCACTAGGTGTAGGAGGCCGATTGTGATGACAGCTAAGGATTAGACGGATTTGCACCCGCCGAATTGTAGTGGACGAATAATTATTAAACCTAACCTTAACAAAGGAATTAACTTACTATGGCTACTGAGTATACTACTTACTCACAGACTTTGGTAACCACGCCAACTCAGCCATCGACCGAAAGCGTCTTCGATTACGATATCCAATTCCCTCTTTATCGTGAAATCGTTAAGCGTGATCTTATCGATGAGCCAGAGATGAAGAAAGAGCTCAGCTCTGCTGAATCGTTCTTTACTGGTGAACGCATGATTGACGCAGGTACCCTCCTCTCTAACCTTAAATACGGTCAGGAATTGATCGTTAACGTCCGCAAGGACCAAAATCCGTTCTCTCTCTTCCAGAAGAAAGATTTGGAATACGCTGCTAACGGCGAAGATGAATGTCATGATCACATCGTTCTCGACTGTGAAGTCCCATGCATCAACACCCTCCCAACCTTTGAGCAGCTTCGCTTCCGCTTCGACTGCGAATACGCTTACGGCGTCCGCATGTGCGACAAGAACAAAGACTTCTGGGATACTGCATTCTTCACCCGCCAGTATGCACTCTCCAAGCGCGCATACCAGTTCGGTCGTGAGGTCGATCTCTGGAACAAAGTTATCGACGGTCTTATCGCAGCTCCTGCAACGACTGTTGATGCTAAGCTCGCTGCTGTCCACCCAACCCACTACTGGGATGATCAGGGTACGGTCGCTGCAAACGCTCGCTGCGTTGTTCCTGAAGCTTTGTACTACATCTTCCACGCTTACACGAACATCAACCCAACTGTCTTCATCTCCGATGAATTCGCAACTGAGTTGATTAAGAGCGTTGAAACGGTCTACAACCTCAACTTCCAGCCAACCCGCGTTAACACTTACGAACAGTGGCATCTCCCTGGCTTCCAGCTCGCTCCACGCGTCAAGGAAATCCTCGGTATCTCCGCTCCTGTCGTAGTCCTCGAACGCAGCCCATGGCTCACCGTTGGTGCTGGTTCTGGCTCTGGCGCTGGTGACATCACCACCCAGTATCCACTCTGGAGCGCTGATGGTTCCAAGCAGTACGTCGCTATCCTCGACCCTCGCGTTGGTTACTCCTTCGAGAAGGCTGGCTACCACCTAGACATCAAACCATACGACTGCGACAAGCTCTATGTCGGTATGATTGATACTGTCTATGTCGGTACTGGTATCACCTTCCCAGTCTTCGGCTTGATTATCGAATTCGATCCATTTGAATACTGCTAATCGTAGCTAAAGAGCAAAAAGTCCCCTTCGGGGGATTTTTTGTTATTATGAGAATATGGAAACTAAGAATTGCGATATCGTTTACTTTATCAAGGACGGCGTGCATAATGAGGAGTTCCGCTACTCTCTCCGCTCCGTCTGTAAGAATATGCCACACAAGCGTATCTGGGTGTTCGGCGGATGCCCGAGGAATATTATCCCAGATGTGCGTATCAGAGTGGTGCAGGAGGGTAGAACTAAGTGGGATAAGGTCCACGCTATGTTCAAGCTCGCCTGCGAGAATAAAGAGTTGTCGGATGACTTCATCTTGTTTAATGACGACTTCTTTATTATGAAGCCAACTAATAAGATTGAGACTATCCACCGTGGTCTCTTAGAGGACCATGTGAAGGTTCTCGGTAAGGGCGAGTACGCTAATATGCTCTCTAGCATCTCTGATGAGCTTAAGAGCCGCAAGCTCACCACCTATTCCTATGAGCTTCACACGCCATTTGTCTTTAATAAGAAGAAACTCCTCAAGCTCTTAAACGATAATCCAGACCTCCGCTGTACCCGCACAATGTATGGCAACACCTATAAGATTGGTGGCGAGAGGGCAAGCGATGTTAAGATCTTCTCTGCTAAACCAGAGTTCGACTATAAGAACTCCACCTTCCTCTCTACCGATGACTCTGTTATTACTAGGAACAATGACGCTTGGAACTGGATCCAAAAACAGTTCCCCGAGAGTTGCGAACACGAGATTTCCTCCTGGCACTAGGGTAGAAGTATAATTATTTTGCAAGTGCCACGCGTACTATGCATTATAGACCGCCGCAGTTTCCATCCCGTGGGCGGTCTTTTGTTATACTGGAAGAGGGGCAGCACGTTAAAAGGAGGTGGTCGCATGATATTGACACTTACAAACGTCGAAAACTCAAGAGCACTGTACGATGAACTTAATGAAATAACGAAAGTCCATGTCACCGAGGTAGGTGACGTCGTGTACGTCTGTAGTGAAGGTTACGACCTTTTAGTTTACGCTGTCTGTCTCGAGTATGGAACCATCATCGGCTGACCTCCTGCTCCCCCATTTCGGGGGAGTTTTTTAATGTGATATACTATGGGAAAAGGAGGGCTTTATGGAACAAGTAAAGGAAAATGTAAAAGAATGGGAGCGCACGAAGAGTATCTGTCTCGCTGGTGATACTATGGAACTCCTTGCAGAAATTTTTAAGGAGGAAGAGTAATGCCAGTAGGATACGGCTACCTATACAAAAATACTGACGGCGCTAAGAGGAAAGGCGAGCAGGCAATCAATGTGATTACCGACGTCATCCAATGGGGGCGCGATAAGAGCCTCGGCGATGCTAAAGCCCAGCTCAACAAGGTTATAGAGGAAGTAGGCGAGATTGCTCACGAGATTACTCGTAATAACTACAACTCGGATGAGCTCTATGACGCTATTGGCGACACGCTCGTAACCGTGCTTATCTTATCTGACATCCTCGAGATTGATCCGATTGATGCTCTTGAAGAGGCATACGATACTATTAAAAACCGTAAGGGTAAAACCCAGAACGGTACATTTGTAAGGGAGAACTAATGGCTAAGATTGATTTGTCGACAGACATCCTCAAGCATACCGACGAGGAGATTATCGAGTTTCTTTATGATGAGATGAGAGATATTCGTCTGGCCTTCCACGGCGCACTCGAGCAGAACGATCCTTCACTCGCCTATACGGCCTATGCCGAGGTAGAGCTGGTAGTAGATGTGTTGCGTAGATTAAATAGACGTAATGAAGAAAAAGCTTTATAATTAAATCACTAATTAATTAAAGGAGGTAAACCATGGAGGAAGCTCCAGTGGCACCCGCAGAAGCCCCTAAGGCTCCTGAGAGTGAAGCAACACCTATCAACACTAACCCAGCTCCAGACATGCATGGCTTTACAAGCGACCAGCTTGCTGACATGCAGAAGTTCTTTCAGGCGAATGGAGGATATGATAAGGTCAAATCCCGAATCAGTAATCCTACTCCAGCCCCTGTCCAAGAGCAAAAGCCTGTCGAGCCAGAACAGCCTAAGGTTGAAGAACCAGCATATGTCCCGCCAGCAGGTTCGATCCGCCCAGACGAGTTCTTAGCTCAGCAATACTTCGGTGCTCTCTCTCGCGAAGAGAAGTACGCCCCAATCGCTAAAGAGATTGAGAGCGGTGCAGTCCTTAAGGATATGGCGATGTTTAACATCCACCCACTCAACAAGGATGGCTCTATCAATGATACGATGGTTCGTCGCTATCTTGATATGAAGGCACAGACTGTCGCCGCACGCCAGACTTCTGCAACCCCAGAAGCAAGTGCAGCTCCAACTGTCGAATATATCCCAGTTGAGGGCGATATCAAGGATATGCGTCAAGCTATGGCAGTTCTTCAGCAAGACTCTGCGCTTAAGCGTTCGGGTCAGGCTGGCCACCCAGCTGCAGAGGCTGCGGAGAAGTTCATGCGCGACCAATTAAATCCTGGCGCAAAGAAATAATGCTATACTATTAGTATAGCTTTTCTCCAAAAGACTATAACTGAGCATCCTCTTCGGGGGATGTTCTTTTTTATCTTATTAAAAGTAATATTGTAAAATAAAGTTATGGATAGTTACGACTTCATTGATTACAACCACGATTGGAATTACCCGATCCAGTGGCTTGAAGAGTCTGATTTTGCACGAACAGCATACCATTACTGGCTATGGAGGGCTAGTTTAGCGAAATTAGGTAAGCCCTGTAAAAACCTTTATCAAGAGGAACTTAAGAGCAACCTCAACAAAGTTGACGCCGTTGATCGTGCCAAGTATGAAGAGTTTTGCACCTGCGTTCCAGACGGTGTATCGTTCGCCATTAAGAAGGCAGTAGATAACCGTGCTAACCAGATGTCGTCTGGCGTTGATACATATGAGTATCAGGTCAACGACCCTTATATGATTATTGACTCCGATACGGAGGACCTCTTGGCTGCAAAGTGCCAACAGGACTACATCAAGAACCGTCTTAATGTTCTCTCCGCCACTTTCTCCCGTGACTTGTCTTGGGCAGGTGTGGCCGCTGTCGTAATTAAGTATGACCCTGTATCTGATAAGAACAGAGTGCTTCGCATCAACCCTAAGAATATCTGGTTCGATACCAAATACTCCTCCCTTGGCCAAGAACGCTTCCGTGGCTACTCTACGATGATTAGCTGGAAGAAGCTTAAGGAGATGATTGCTGGTGATAAGAATGAAGAAGTTAACTTAGATATTAAAGCTCCAGACCGCTCTATTATGACAGAGGAGGACGATGGAAAAGGCAAGAAGAAGTGGGTGCCGAGTGCAACCGCAACTTACAGCAACCGCAAGATCCGCACGCTTAATGGCTTGGATATATATGTTGAAGACCTCAACCGCCTCGCAACTTCTACTCAGCTATCTGGTGGCCTTAACATGTTTGATGAGTATGACCACGACTTGCGTACATGCTACAACCTGAACTGGTACCGCACTTTCGCATCTGACCCTAAGAAGCGCACGAGCTCTCTCTACAATGGTGATGATGTCGAGCTTACGGTTCTTTACGACCTCGACCAGAAGATTGAGTTCAAGATTATTAACCGTCGCTATGTCATCTCTGCTAACCGCAAGGCATTCCGCCGCAAGATTGCGTTCACGATTACGAACCCTATTACTGGTCAGCAGAAGAAGCGTCTTGACGACTTCTGCCTCGACTGCCCTCTCAAGTTCCAGTTTGAAGAGCAGGAGAACATGGACAAGTTCCCACATCCATGGTCGCCAGTCTTCTCTCTCCTCGACACCCATGATGAATTGTGTGCTTGGAGAGCAAAGCGAGATCATGTAAGCAAGATCCTTTCCATCCTACGCATCGAGACTAACGCAGCGGATGCTACCTCGCTTCGTGGTGTTCTCAACATTATGGGTGTAGTCCTCGA